GGTATCATAGGACATAAAAAAATGGGGTAGAGCCGAAGCCCTACCCCGTAAGATGTTAGCGTTTGATTGACAGTGTTTCCATTGCCGCGAGTATCGCCTTGCGTGTTGGCGTATAATCTTGGCCAAGCTCGACGCTGTTTTTCTCAACCCAATTCTTGACGTTGGTGATGAGTTGATCGCGCATCTCAATGGCTGTCTTGTCGGCAGGCTTTGGTTTGACCTGCGCATTGCCACCCTCTACGGCTTCGATCTTGCCAAGGTTGCCGCCAGTCTCTGCGTATAGTGCAGGCTCTTGGCGTAGCATGAGCTGGTTCTTGAGATCCTTTATCTCTGCGCCAACCGCTGCGCTGTCATGGGCGCGCTTCTTGCTTTTCAGCACGCCAGTAAAGAGCTGCACCAATTGCTCACGGCTTTCCTTGGTGGCCGTTGACTTGCCAGAGGCAAGGTTGTTCTTGGTGGGCGCAACCGCATCCGTCCAGCGCATGTGCTGCTTTGCTACATCCATGTGCTCTGCAAACTTATCCTCTGCGCCAAAGCGGCCAGTATAGGCTTTTTTGATTGCGTTGATTGCGATCTCGTTGATTGTAAGATTAGACATTGTATTACTCCAAATTGTCAGACTTATTTTCGCCTCATGGCCGTGCTGACAATTACTTTATGCCATGCCATAACATGTTAGACAATAGATAGAACCGCATCGCTTGGCATCGTATGGCATTGGATGGCATTGGATACCATTTAGGGAACTCCCTAAATCGAGCATGGCGCGACACCACCCTACCCCCACCCCCCGCGCTGTCATGTGGGACTCCGCGTTACGTGTAGTAATACTAATACACACGAATAAATCGCTATTTTTTGAAAACCCCCCACCCCTTTTTCAAAACCCTTGTCAAAAAATTTTTTGTACCCTATTATTCCGTTATCGGTTACCAACCTGCGATGTACTATGACAATGAATGCCATTCCCGAGCTAGGGGTGCCCCTAGAAGACGAGGTTAAGAGCATACCTCTACCGGAACGCACGGCTGCGTTGGGTAAAACCGTGGATAAATTAGAAGAACATGGCGTAAACCTTGAGCCAGATGAGGCCGACAAGGAAGCTGCTGCTACTTTAGCCACTGCATATGCCAGCGCACCAGATAAAACGTCCCAAAAAGTTACCAACAAGCGTGCAGCCATGTTAACACCTGCGTCTGTCCGACTAACAAGCAACATCATAGACGAATTTAACCATTCCGTGGTCGAATCTTCTAAACAACTGCGCAATCTAGTGACCAATAAGCTCATAATTGAGTCCGAAAACCCTGATCCTCGCGTGCGGATGCGTGCACTTGAGCTTTTGGGTAAGATTTCAGACGTAGGCTTGTTTACAGAGAAGTCTGAGGTGACGATTACGCACCAAACCACCGACGACATCAAAGAAAAGCTGCGTAGTAAGCTCACAAAGCTGGTAAACCCACCCCCAGAGGTAGAAGACGCCACGGTTATAGAGGCTACCGCGATAGATACCGACGAAGAATTTGGGTTTGATGATGACTGAAGGGTTAGATTTCAACGAGGCCGATATTGAGGTCATGTTGGCGAACCTAGATGCGTTCAGCACTGAGGAAGTAGCTGAAATTGACCGTATGGTTGACGAGTTACACACAAGAAGCACCAACAAACGCGCGTATGACGACCTAATCGAGTTCTGCAAGCTGATGATGCCAGACTTTATTGTAGGTAAACACCACCGCATACTGGCAAACATGCTTATGGGCATTGAAAAGGGCGATAAAGACCGCGTTTGCGTGAATATCCCACCACGTCATGGCAAGTCACAGCTTGTTTCTATCTTCTACCCGGCGTGGTTCTTAGGTCGAAACCCAGATAAAAAAGTTATGATGGTCTCGCATACTACTGATCTCGCTGTAGATTTTGGGCGTAAGGTCCGTAACCTGATTGCTACTGACGAGTATAGGTCGATATTTCCCACCGTGCAGCTTGCGTCTGATAGTAAGTCAGCGGGACGGTGGAACACCAATGTGGGAGGAGAATACTATGCGTGCGGTATTGGCTCTGCACTCGCAGGCCGTGGTGCTGACTTGTTACTTGTGGATGATCCACACTCAGAACAAGATGTTATCAACGGCAACTTTGAGGTCTTTGAGAAGGCATATGAGTGGTTCACCTTCGGTGCTCGTACCCGTCTGATGCCCGGGGGCCGTGTGGCTATCATACAGACACGTTGGCATATGGATGACCTGACTGGTCGTGTTGTACGTGACATGACACAGAACGAACGCTCCGATCAGTATGAGGTGGTTGAGTTCCCAGCTATACTAGAAGTGCGTAACAAGAAGACGAAGAAAGAAGTACAGAAGCCTCTGTGGCCTGAGTTCTTCGATTTGGAAGCTCTTCTACGTACCAAGGCGTCGATGCCTACGTTCCAGTGGAATGCGCAGTATCAGCAAAAACCTACCGCAGAAGAAGCCGCTATCGTCAAACGAGAGTGGTGGCAGGAGTGGACGCATGAGCAACCTCCGTCCTGTGAGTATATTATCATGTCGCTTGACGCCGCAGCCGAGAGACATAACCGTGCAGACTATACAGCCCTTACCACATGGGGTGTATTCTTGAACGAAGAGACCAACGCGTACAATATTATATTGTTAAATAGTATCAAACAGCGTATGGAGTTCCCAGAGCTTAAACAACTTGCAATGGAAGAGTACCAAGACTGGGAACCAGATTCGTTCATTGTGGAGAAGAAAAGCTCTGGTGTAGCCTTGTATCAAGAGATGCGGCGTATGGGCTTGCCAGTATCAGAGTATACCCCTCACAGGGGGTCGGGAGACAAAACGGCACGTCTCAACTCTGTAGCGGACATAATTGCGTCCGAACTTGTGTGGGTGCCGCAGACACGGTGGGCTGAAGAAGTTGTCGAAGAGATTGCAGGATTTCCATTTATGAGTAATGATGACCTTGTAGACTCCACGGTGATGGCCCTTATGCGCTTTCGGCAGGGAGGGTTTATTCGGTTGCCTTCCGATGAGCCTGAAGAACAGCGGTTCTTTAAACAGCGTCGAGGCGGGTATTATTAGGGGATTTAGCTATGGCTATTGAAAAAGGATTATACGCAGCACCAAAAGGCTTTGAGGATGACCTCGAAGGCGGGCTGGACGGCGTAGAAGAGATGGATGTCTCCGACTTAGAGATTGAGATCGTTGACCCAGAGTCGGTCACACTAGATGACGGTAGCATGGAGATCACCATTATCCCCGGTGACGAGATGGATTTTACCGAGTTTGGTATGAACCTAGCCGAAGCCCTTGATGAGTCACATTTAAATGAGTTATCTGGCGAGCTTGTAGGCCAAGTCGAGACAGATATTGACGGTCGTAAAGACTGGGCGGACACATTTGTTAAAGGTCTGGACGTGTTGGGCTTCAAATACGAAGAACGTATGGACCCATGGGAAGGCGCATGTGGGGTTAACTCCACAGTTTTAGCGGAAGCAGCCATTCGGTTCCAAGCAGAGGCTATGACGGAGACGTTTCCCGCCGCAGGTCCAGTAAAAACAAAGATTCTTGGTGAAGAAACCAAGGAAAAGGAAGAAGCAGCAGGCCGTGTCAAGGCTGATATGAACTACGAACTCACTGAGAATATGATTGAGTATCGTCCAGAGCACGAAAGAATGTTATACAGCCTTGGTTTGGCCGGGTCGGCCTTCAAAAAGGTGTATTTTGACCCTAATTTAGGTCGTCAAACGGCTATTTATATCTCTGCAGAAGACGTGATTGTGCCCTATGGTGCGTCAAATATCGAGTCCGCAGAGCGTGTAACGCACGTAATGCGTAAGACAAAGAACGAATTAAAGAAGTTACAAGCCGCAGGGTTCTATAGAGATGTAGACCTTGGGGAGCCAGAACCTTACCACACTGATATTGAAGAGAAAAAAGCTGAAGATGGTGGATATTCTCTTACAAATGATGATCGTTATGCTATTTACGAGATACACGCTGACCTCTTAATTGATGGTGTTGATGACGACGCTGGGATTGCTCGCCCATATGTTGTCACTATTGAGCGTGGAAGTGGCGAAGTGCTGGCTATCCGTAGAAACTACGAGGAGAGTGACCCTCTTACTCTCAAGCGCCAGCACTTCGTCCACTATGTATACGTGCCGGGATTCGGGTTCTATGGCCTCGGATTGATCCATATTATTGGTGGATATGCCCGTGCCGGAACTTCCTTGATACGTCAGCTCGTTGATGCTGGTACGCTCTCCAACCTCCCGGGAGGGCTAAAGTCCCGTGGACTACGTATCAAGGGGGACGACGAGCCGATCAACCCGGGCGAGTTTAAGGACGTAGATGTACCGTCAGGGTCTATCCGTGACAACATTATGCCTTTACCCTATAAGGAGCCTTCACAGACGCTCCTAGCCCTATTGAACCAGATTACTACCGAAGGTCGTCGGTTGGGCGCTATCAGCGATATGGACATCTCCGACATGTCCGCTAACGCTCCTGTGGGCACAACACTGGCACTGCTGGAACGCACACTCAAACCTATGGCCGCGGTGCAAGCACGTGTGCACTACGCTATGAAGCAGGAGTTCAAGCTCCTCAAGGCTATCATGGCGGAGTATGCCCCCGCAGAGTACGCGTACGTCCCACACAGAGGCGAAGTGAGTGCCAAGCGTGCTGACTACATGATGGTCGATGTGATCCCTGTGAGCGACCCTAACAACTCTACGATGGCACAGCGGGTGGTCCAGTACCAAACTGTTCTTCAGATGTCAGCGCAGGCTCCACAGATTTATGACCTACCACAGTTACATCGTCAGATGATAGAAGTGCTAGGCGTGAAGAACGCAGACAAGCTCGTGCCTACGAAGGACGATGCGAAGCCTACGGACCCAATCAGCGAGAACATGGACGCGCTGGTCGGCAAGCCGATGAAAGCGTTTATCTATCAAGATCACGAAGCGCATATCGCCACACATACATCGTTCATGCAAGACCCGATGATGATGCAGATGATCGGGCAGAACCCACAGGCAAAACAGATCATGGCCTCACTACAGGCGCATATTGCCGAACACCTTGGGTTTGCGTATCGCACGAAAATCGAAGAGAAGTTGGGTGTACCACTACCCGCTCCGAACGAGGAGATGGACGAGGATATGGAAGTACAACTGTCACGTCTGGTCGCAGACGCAGGCAAGCAACTTACGCAGGCAAACCAGCAGCAGGCAGCGCAGCAGAAGGCTCAACAGCAGCAGCAAGACCCGATCATCCAGATGAAACAGGCCGAGCTGCAGATCAAACAAGCAGAACAGCAGCGTAAAGCCGCAAACGATCAGGCTGACGCGCAGATCAAGCAAGCAGAAGTACAGCTCAAAGCTCAGAAGATGATGATCGACGCTAAGATTGCGTCAGAACAGATCAACGTGGACAAGGCTGAGTTAGCGATTGACGCCAAGCGTCAAGGTGTGCGGGACATGACCGCTAAACGTGTGGAGGAGAACAAGGTTGACCTTGAGCTGGCTCGCATGATGCAGAACGCACAGAAGCAAACACCTAAGAAGGAGTCATAACACACCATGGCTAAAACCGTCTTTGACGTGCTGAAAGATAAAATCGACGGGGACATCTCGTCTGCACAGAGTTTCCTAACCGCGGGGTCGCCTAAAGATTACGCGAGTTATAGGGAAGTTGTTGGCTTAATTCGGGGTCTCGAAGCCAGCAAATCGTATGTTGAAGACCTTGCGCGAAACTATATGGAAAACGATGATGACTGAAGAAACAGTTAAAATCAGCGATGCTGAACTAGAACTACAATTACCAAAACCCGTTGGCTACCGTCTTCTTGTTGCGTTACCACAACCGGAAGAGACCGTAGCAGGAACGTCTATTCTAAAAACTGAAACAGCCAAAACTCAAGACCACATCATGTCTATTATTGGCTTGGTGGTTGATATGGGCGACGGGGCGTATGCGGACAAAGACCGCTTTCCCGATGGAGCTTGGTGTAAAGAGGGTGACTTCGTGATGTTTCGTATGAACTCAGGAACACGCTTTACCATTGGCGGTGTAGAGTATCGTTTGATGAACGATGACTCAGTAGAAGCCGTTGTAACCGATCCTAGCGGCATTCAGAGGGCATAGATATGGCATTTCAAAAAGTAGAGTTTGAGTTTCCCGATGGTGAAGATGACAACAAAATGGCTATCGAAGAGTCTAGCGCGGTGGAGATCGACATCTCTGGCAAAAAGACCGCGGATGATTTTCGAGCAGATGACACTCCTGAACCTGAAGGTGAAGTGGATACTGACGATGACGACTTTGAAGTTGAAGTTGTTGACGATACGCCGAAGGCTGATCGTGGTCGTAAAGCGTCAGAGCCGCCGACTGATGTCACTGACGAAGAGTTGGAAGACTATTCAGACAAGGTTCGGAAGCGTATACAGCATTTCAGCAAGGGCTACCATGATGAGCGTAGAGCTAAAGAAGAGGCTGTCCGTCAAAGTCAGGAGCTTGAGCGCGTTACCCAAACGCTTATGGAAGAAAATAAAAAGCTAAAGGGTAATGTTAATAAGAATCAGACAGCGTTACTTGAGCAGGCAAAGAAAAATGCCGCGATTGAGACTGAGGGAGCCAAACGTGCGTATAAAGATGCGTACGAATCTGGTGATTCTGACGCTGTTCTCGAAGCACAAGAAAAGCTAACCAATGCTAAGATTAAGTCCGATAGGTTAGCAAACTTCAAATTACCCGCTTTACAGGAGACAGAAACCCCTGTACAAACGCAGGTAGAACAGACCGCCCCGGCAGTACAAGTCGATGAACGGGCCGCGAATTGGCAACAGACTAATTCATGGTTTGGCAGCGACGATGAAATGACAAGTTTGGCGCTGGGGTTGCACAACAAACTTGTCAAACAGGGCGTAAGCCCACAGAGTGATGAATACTACGAGACGATTGATTCTCGTATGCGTCAGGTCTTCCCCGATAACTTCGAGGATGCCGAACCGAAGCGTAAAAAGGCCCAAGTGGTCGCCCCCGCAACGCGGAGCACAGCACCCAAGAAAGTGACGTTGACACGTACACAGGTCCAGATTGCCAAACGGTTAGGGTTGACACCCGAACAATACGCCAAACAGGTTGCAATAGATATGAGGAAACAAAATGGCTGAGAATCGCATTAATCGTGAACTCGAAACTCGTGAACGTACAGTTCGCAAAAAGTCTTGGACTCGTCCAGAGGTGCTTCCATCTCCGACGCCCGAGGCTGGGTACGACTATCACTGGGTCCGCGTCAGCACGCAGGGTCAAGTAGACGCCACCAATGTTTCTTCAAAACTTAGAGAAGGTTGGGAGCCTGTAAAGGCAACAGATCATCCAGAAATTACAATGGTTGCCATTGAGCAAGAACGCTTTAAGGACAACGTAGTTATTGGTGGTTTGATGCTCTGTAAGGCTCCAAAGGAGTTAGTTGAAGAGCGGAACGAATATTATTCGTCCCAAGCAAAGTCTCAGATGCACTCCGTAGATAACAACCTTATGAGAGAAAATGATCCTCGTATGCCCCTGTTCAATGAACGGAAAACGAAGGTTACTTTCGGTAAAGGAACTTAATCTTAGGAGCTTAAAATGGCTTATCCTACTGTTGACGCCCCCTATGGGCTGAAACCGATCAACTTGGTTGGTGGACAGGGCTTTGCCGGGGCAACTCGTCAAATCCCTATCGCTTCAGGCTACAACACAAATATCCTTAACGGAGACCTTGTGAAGTTAGTTGCCTCTGGCACGCTTGAAAAAGACGCAGGTACTACAACAGCAACTCCCGTAGGTGTATTCCTCGGTTGTCGCTATACTGACCCTAACTTGGGTTATGAGTTGTATAGCCAACAATTTCCTGCAAACACCGTAGCTAGTGATATTGTCGCTTACGTAGCAGATGATCCTGACCAGCTTTATAAAGTTGCTGTTGTGTCTGGC